GCTTGGTATTTCACCCTGTCCGATCGGACAGGTAAACGCCAAGAGCTAACCCCACCTTGCAGCACGCTGATATACAGCCCACTCGGGTTGTAGATCAGAGACTTATGTCGAGCAGGTACGACAACGTTCCCATCTTCGAAACGCAACACCTTAGCGATTGGCTCCAGGCAGGTATAAACCTGACTCTGGAAGTGCCGATGCCGAGGAAGATGTTGGGCGAAGATTTTTTGAACTTGGATACCTGAATCGATGTTAGCCCAGCGAGGAATAGGTAAGAACTTCACCGTAAGGAGAAGTCGACCTATCAACTTCGGTAGGACTATCCCGGTCATTGTTGAGAACCGGATAAGCTGATTAATTGCTGCAAAACGTGAAGGCATGGATTCCAGACTCTTGAGGTAAACGCCCCTAACGGGGGCTCCCTTATAGAAATCTGAGCCACAACTTTCACGGAACGGTCCTTCTACAAAGGACTTATCGTCATTAACACTGAAGCCTAGGAGTGTAAGAAGGTGGATAACATCCCCAGCGCAAGCGCTGGGACATATGATATCATCTCCGAACACACTCCAAAGCTCCGATGACTGCGATTTATGCTCGGGTATTCCCCGAAACTTCATCGCAGCGACGACGACGGCAGAGAATATCATGGTTTCTAAAGGGAAGGTAAAACCATTCCCCATAGAACTTACCATGTGTAGCTCGACCGTACCCATCTGAGGTACTTCTACGTAGTCACATCGGAGACGTTTCAACCACCCGACAAAATCAGGAGGCAACGCCCATTCCAACATTTTAGTAGATATACTGTCTGAGGCACTAGATAAATCTAGTGTTACCAGACCATCCGTTATGGAGCCCAAACGGGCGAGATCTCTATTCACGAATTGCTGCGTCTGCAGGGCGATACCAAATCGCTCGCGTAGCCGCCGTTCGAGGTGTATGCCGAACCCTAACTGAAAATATGTATTCAGTGTCGGCTCGGTGCAAATACATCTAGAGATATCGACGTTCTTAGGAACAAAGCTAAGACGACTCCCTGCCACTACACGAGGTCCTCCGTAATTTTCGGATCTAAGCATTTCAGCTTCGTTCCAATACGGAAACTTGTCGGTATAGCGCCTGTACCAATTGTACAGCCAGTCTGACGTACAAGTCAGAGGAGACGCAAACATCTTTGCATAGAAGCTTTCGCCTCTTGCACCGATGTTAGAACCAGGCCCGACCCTTCCTGCAAGCAGGACGTCGAACGGATGATCCACGAGTGCGCATCCATCTTGAAACCAAAATGAATTAGCCACGTCTTTAAAGTGGTTAAGTAACATTTCGGTTCTGGAGTCAATTTGATCGACTCCAGGTAGCGCCCATTCTTTGCACTTTGTATTCGCTGCAAGGAATTTTGCTAAGGCTGCCGCGTCGGCTTTCTCAGTACTTTCACTTGACCATTTCTTAGTCAGTGATTTCGTGATACTAACGGCCGCAGCTTCCATCGCAGACGCCTCAGGTGCCAAGATGCCATCAAATGGCAAACCCTGGTCCTTAAGGTCAGATGAAAGGAGGTGATTGAGTTCTTCAGACGTGATTGTCATAAAGGACCTATCTCCTGTGAGACATAGAGTTCTCTACTTAGCGATTGCTAATGTGTGTAGAGGCTCGCTGGAGTCCGGAGAGGAACTCTCCGATAGACTCAGCCGAAAGGAGGAAAAGCAAAGCGAAGATTCCTAATATTACTATTAGTGTTTTCACGATGCGCCTCCTATCAAGCCAGGACGCCCGTCTTCAGGGTATCGCCAAGGTCTGCCGACTCTTCACTGAGAAGGCCGACCATGAACGAAGCCAAAGCAAGGACGTCGTCAGGGTTGTATGTCTCCATTCCCGCGGGAATATCCCACGTGACACGGCAGATCGCCGTGACAGGAACGCCAGACGCAGCGTAACCACCCTTTCGGATGATCAGCTTGTACTGGTTCATCGGGATCGGCCCGCGAATACCCGTTACCGGGTTCGCGGCCGGCAGCTGTTTAAAGGCTGCCGGCTTATAGAACGTTGCCGTAAACGGCAACGAGGCCGAATTTGCAACCGCAGTACCCTGCGTTCCGCCTAAGGCGGACACAGTTTTCTGCTTTGCATTAATCACAGGAGCGAGGTCATCCACCAACGTGTAAGTTGGCGAAGTGAATCCCGTCTGTGCACCGCCGGTAGTCGAACTATCGGGTGACCATGACATAGTGAATTACTCCACAGGTTAACAGGGTTTAAAAGAGTTGCACACCGTTTCTGGCAAGCAACCGACTAGTAGCTCTATGAGTAATAGCTAAAGCGGCTATGTTAAGCCACTTCGTAGACGTTCCCGGAATACGAAACTCCAGAGTTGGAGTCAAGTGGTTAGGGTCAAACGCCTCACGGCGAACATACTCACGAGTTATTACGAAGGGACCACCGAGGTAGGTACGTTTGTCAGTATCCCACTGACCATTAGGGAGGGCTTGGAACGACACAGAGCCTGGGTTAGAAGTAAACTTGCTAACCTTCTTTGTGCCGCTATTAAGCCATCCCACTCCACTCGTGTTCAACGAGTAGCCATCGATTATATTGCCAATATTGACAAAGTAATCGACGAGGAAGGAGTAAGGTATAAGCTCCCAGATAGTTGGAAGGAATTCGGAAAGCCGAACGCCAAACTCATCTAGGACAGGAGTGTTAAAATTCTCTACACCGTGAGGTGTAGCATTAACAGATCCATATACCTTAAACGCGTATTCAGTCGAAGAATTCGTCTGATACGTATAACTCAATGGACCACTCGTCCTAGTGCCTTTAAATCCACCCTGGTTTTCACCAGAGGAACTTTGGGCATAGATGCGAATGCTGGGAGGCCGGTATGTCTGGATACGCGCCAGGGCATGAGCCCCGTCGTTGATATCGGACACCAGAGGTCTCCATCCATATGAGTACTCCAACCAAGTACCTGCCACAAGTCGTTTCAGGTTCACGTATCTCTTAGAGACGCGTTTACTGAGGTCCTGCCGTCCCGCGCGATTCAGCTTGGCGCGCTTTCGTAGCGCGTTAAGATAACCGAATACGCCAACGTTCAGGCTTCGAGCACGACTTGTCATCATCCGAGCAGTTTGCCCCATCTCACCGGCAGCAACAAGACCCCGAAGGGTCGTCTGCGCTTGCCGGATCTTTGAGACTGCAGCTCTTTTGACTTCGTTTTCTACTGAGGTAATCAACATCGAGGAGGGATCATCTAAGTTGCCAGGATAGGCACTCAAATCTCCCCAGATCTCATACAGGTTCCATTGGTCCTGCCGTAAAGGCTGGGGGCCAAAGGCATGACGGCGGACACTGATGTGTCCGGCGCCACCTGTAGTTGATGTATACCTGGTTCCAATAAGACTCGTTGTAGCACTTTCTCCTCTGCTAATGCGCAGGCGCCAATCTGGAAACCCCACCCCTTTAGACAATGATCCTTGATCGAGTGAATCGATCTTGAGAACAATCGTCGGAGTGAATGGGGGCAGACTGATGTAGCCTGTGACTAGTGATCGGATAATTGCTCCTTTCGAGTATCTTCTGGCCATGGTAAGTCCTCAGCTGGTGGTAACACCACTAGATTCCCTGACAGATGTCATTACATAAACGTGAAGTTTACGTATAGGGCTCGCGCCCGAGGTACCATAAGGTATCTAGTTAAGAATCGACCCATTCCTACCTCTTGTTAAAGATAGTTAGGAGTCTGGCAGCTTTTCTTGCTTACGCAAGGAAGTCTCATCATTCGACTTGCGTCGATACATGAGTTGTCTACCCGACCTTATCTATCAGAAGACAGACAAGGAACTACGCCGTTAGGCATAGTCGACC